GAACCGCTGCAACTAGTGTCACTTATTCTAACTTAACGATAAATCGCTGGGGAAGTGGTACTTTTCCTTTTACTACACTCGTTATACAAGACAACGAGTGCAATACAATTATGACAACGATTCAATTAGCGGGGGCAAGTGGATTAACTGCAAACACTATGTATCAATTCGCCAACAACAATAATGCTGCTGGTTATCTCGGAATAAGTGCGGAGTTATAAAAATGGATAATGTCACATTTATTGAAGTCACAGACCCATTAACTAATGAGGTCATAGAACACGCAATCATTGACCACGGCAACGAGCAATTTACCTCAATGCTTAAGGCAACCTACGACAAGCAGCAAGCGGAACAATCCACACCGAACCTGCCATAGGGCAATTTTAGCCGCTTAAAAGCGCACTTTCCTGCGTTAATCTTGATAAGGTATGACCATGAAAGTTGCTGCCTATGCCATTGCGTTAAACGAGGAAAAACACGCTGCCCGCTGGGCGGAGACTACTAAAGGGGCGGACTTCCGCCTAGTATGTGACACTGGATCAACAGATAGAACGGTTGAGATCCTACGTGAGCACGGAGTCATAGTTCATGAGATAAGCGTCAAGCCTTGGCGCTTTGACGTTGCACGTAACACCGCACAAAGTTTATTACCTGGTGATATAGACGTATGTTTAAGTTTAGACATGGACGAGCTTGTAGATGAAAACTTCTTTGATGAAGTTAAGAAGCAGTGGATTCCTGGAGCTAACAAAGGTTGGTGTGATTTTGACACTGGGCACGTTTGGCTAGGCGCTCGCCTACACGCGCGACACGGTATGTATTGGAAGTACCCAATTCACGAGGTTTTTGTTCCATCGCTTGATACGGGAATTAAAAGTATAACCATCGCGGGAACTAAGATGTATCATAAGCCGGACAACTCTAAATCACGCGGACAGTATTTACCTATGCTTGTTGCCGCGTCAAAGGAGTTTGGAGAAGATCACCGCATCTGGGTTTATCTAACTCGTGAATATATGTTCTATAAGATGTGGGATCTAGTTTTATCAAGTGCTGAGAAAGTTCATGCGTTTAGTAAAGATTGGTTTGTTGAGAGAGCCGCGGTGTGCCGTTGGGCAAGCGAGGCGTGTCGAATCCTGGGTCAACCTGAGACTGCAATGATGTGGGCAGACCGCGCAATTGAAATCGATCCTTGCGGTGAAAACTACTTTGAAAAAGTTAGATGTTACTACGAGCAAAAAGACTGGGGCGGAGTCTGGGAAACGTGCAAGATCACCGCACGCTGCGCAAAGACAGCGCACTACCTATCAAGTGAAGAGCTATGGGCTTGGCGTCTATATGACATGCAGGCTTTATCCGCGCACAACCTTGGTGATAAGGCAAAGGCCGTTAAATATGGAAAGCTTGCGATTGAAGGAAACCCTGCAGACCTACGCCTACATAACAACATGAAGTTTTACGAGATGGGAATAGAGAATCAAGTATGACAGATACACCTGTAGTCTTTGTTGCGTTACTAGCAAAGCAAAAAGAAGGTGTACTTAACTTCTTCCTAGAGAATCTTGAGGCGTGGGATTACCCTAAGGAGAAGATTCACCTATACGTTCGTACGAATAACAACACCGATAATACCGAGGCAATCCTTGCGGATTGGATCGGAATTCACGGTCCTAGGTATCGTAGCATTTCGTTTGAGACGCAGAACGTTCCGGAGAACATCGAGCAATACGGTGTACACGTATGGAACGGCGAGCGCTTTAGAGTTCTTGCGCGTATTCGCCAGGAGAGCTTACGTCAGTCACTTCTTACCGACGCAGATTATTACTTTGTAGTAGACATCGACAACTTTATCTATCCAGATACTCTAAAGGAACTTGTTGCACTTCAACTTCCTATCGTCTCGCCGATGCTACGTTACGCGGTTGCGTTTGGTGACATTGAGGATACACCCGAGGAAGCAGAAAAGATCCAGGGACACCATGGACAATATTACTCGAACTACCATCACGTTGTAGATGACTACGGCTCGATAGTCGCAAACGACACGTACTATAAAATTCTTGACCAGGAAATTAAAGGTCTTATCGACTGTATGTGCGTTCACTGCACATATTTAATTAAGCGCGAGTTTATCGAGAAGTTAAATTACATGGAGGAGTCAGATCGCTGGGAGTATATGATCTTCTCAGAGTCCGCGCGCAACGCAGGAATTCCTCAGTACCTAGATAATCGTCGCATCTGGGGAGTATTAACATTGACAGAAAATGAAAAGGCTTGCCGCTGGTGGATGGAACATCTTAAGGACCCGGAGACGCAAACAAAGCTTTACAGAGAACGAGAGATCTAAGCTACTTCTTTTTTCTTTTTCTTCTTTGTCTTCTTAGTCTTAGCCTTTGCAAGCTTTTCTTCTCGTTGCGTATGATACGCATCTACCGCGTTAGCGCTTGTTCGCGAGCGCCAGGTAAAGTCACAAGCCTCACATTGAACAAGACGCATAGTTGCCCAGCGCCCTCCGCCTGGAGTATCTACAACTAATGTCTTAAGTTTATTTGGTCGTGCGTTGCAATAAGGACATTGTGGGAAACGTTGACGACGTGATTCCTGTCCGTTCCAGGATACGGAAAGTGTACGACGAATTTCTCCTTCGTCCTTTCCTCCCCAGATTCCCCAGATCTGTTTGTGCTCTAACGCCCACTTTAAACATTCTTTTCTTACAGGACAGGAGAAGCAAAGGTTCTTTGCTTGATATTTTTCTGCAGGCTCGGACGAAAAGAAGAAGTCTCTAAAATCTTCATTTACTTGCTGTCCGCATGCTGAATCTTTTTGCCAACTAAGATCTAGTGATCCGCTCATTCTGCCATTACCTCAACCCATGTTATGGGGAGAGTATGATCTACAATTTCGCCTTCACGTGTTTCACCGTCTTCATCGCATGCGGTGAAGTCTGTATCGCTGTCAATTTCTCCTGCGTAGCCATAGTTGATCACCGCAGAATCAAGATACTTGAATCCGTTACCTAATGAGACAGATACACCATCACGTTGCAAGGCAGATGCCAATGCACGTCTAATCAGCTCATTTTCAAGATCAACATGATCTTCTGTGAAAAAGGTAACGGAGTCCTCGTGAAGTGGCTCATAGCCACAACCCGTCCATTCCTTCCACAGAAGCTCACCCACACGTGAGTCCTTCACAATTCCCCTTAGCGCTATCGTCGTTAAGGGAATATTACACTGAAAGGTGGATCTTCGCGCGGATAAACACCGACTATTTTAGAACAATAAATTACCTCAGGTCAGGTATGAAAGTGTCTCTAAGAGTCACTAAGTGACTTATTAAGCGGCGTTAAACGTGCCTAAGTAAAGGCTGCCGTTATTGTCGGGCCATAGGTATTGGTAGTGGGCTGGGCGATATCCATTATCCTCTGGCCAGCCGAACTTGGAGTACCACTCGTACTCTTTGCGCAGTAACGCGACGCGATGCGTAGACGCCATCTCTTCATACTTGGCTGTATCCTGCATCCACCAAGGGAAGGTTAGCTTGTCTTCCGCGCGGCCAAGTTCAAGTGCGCGAGAAAACGTAGCGTTGATCTTAGGAATCATTGTAGATTTGTAACCGCGCTTAAGCCACTCGTCGCACATTGTAGTTGCGTATAAGGCTAGGGCTTTTTCGTGGCCTTCCCACATCTTCGCCGCAGGGTGATTGCGCCAGCCTTTAGGGTCACGGTGCTCACCTTGAGGGTTTAGCGAAGTAAGGACTAGCATAAGCTGCCAGGCCTCAAGTACCTGCTTATTAAGGCGTTTGTTATCTAGTTCTTGAGCAATTTGCTCAAAGGAGCTAGTCTGAGGTATAAAGGTTTGCATGTATTTGTCCGTTCGTCATTGTGTAAATTATAACAGGAACTATAGCTCGTCGGGCGTAGGCTCCTCGTGAATAGGTTCTTCCTCTAGCTCGTCAATCTCATCTTCCCCGTCTAGCTCTACCGACGAGATGTAGATACCTACTACGGTCAATCTTCCGCACACGTAGCAATCCGACACCGCACCTGGGGATAATTCAATTGGAACCGTAACGCTTATCAGACGGGTAATAATATTACCGTTGATGTCTACGCTGTCAGCTTCCCATAGACTATTTTCATCTATCCAGCATCTTTCGCAAATCGGCACGAGACTGTCATCGTACGTGCGGATATGCTTCATTCGCTAGCTGTCTCCATAGGGCTACTGTACCACTTTTTCTTAGCGTAGTGTCGAGAGAATCCCTTATCAGCGTCAATAAGATATTCACGATCTCCGATTAACTCTGCGTCTGGTCCTTGTGGGTTACCATCTAGTGAAGCCTTAACAGCGTTTCCAAGCCAGTTGGCAGCCTGCACTGGTACAGCCTTGCCCCATACAGCCGCAAGGTGTGAGTAGTCGCGTGAGCTTTCAATATTCCAATCATCAGGAAGACCTTGCATACGAGCAGACTCACGGTGAGTAATAAGTCGTGGCTGTGTTGGGTGAACAACGTGATCTAGCGCGGAGCCAGTTAACACGTTACACCAGTGATCTTCTTTCCAACGATATGGTTGCGAGAATCCAAGCTTAAAATCTTTACGAATAACGCGAGGAGAAATGTCAATCCACTTCTGTGGGAACTTACCGTCGTTTAAGTCTACGGCTTTTTTAAGCGCTTGCCCTGTATCACCGTTTCCTTCCCAACCGTCATTGCCGATGATACTAAAGATTTCTTCAATACGTTGTGCATGAATGTTTGATTTACCGATATGACCGTCAACCATTCCGTCCTTTGAGCGCAGATGCTTAACCCACTTAGAAGGAACTGGCGCGGTATACTTTTGCTTGTTCCACGTCTGAGGCATCTCCGCAAGATCGCCGATGATGTCCATAATACGTGGTAGATCTTTTGGCTCGGTAATCGGAGCTGAAAACTTAAGACCAGACTCTACCGCTACCCAGAAGTAGCGTGGGCGATATGAAAATCCGCCAACCTGTAGGTTATTTTCTTTAACGTGATACAGGTCGTACTTCTTATTTGAAAGATCCTCTAACATGCTGCGATACTTAAGCATGACCTCGCGCCCTTGGGTGTAAGCTTGCTGCACGCTTTCATAAACAACCGCGCGTGGTTTTACTCGCGCCGCGTAACGTACGAATGCCTTTGTGTGCTCGTGTGCGGCTGAATCAGGACCGCGATTAGCTGGACCTGACCATACCGACCAGCCGGAGCAAGGAGGGCAACCTAGAACTACGTCTGCCTTCTGTACACGCCATTCATCAGAATCATCTGAAAACTCAGCGGTCCAATCGTTTCCAAGAAGGTGACGATTATTTTCTGCGACTACGTTTCCAAAGTTTAGTGTGCCTGTGCGTTGAATCATCTTCATATCGTTTTGCACGAAGCCAAGACTCATAAACGCTGCAAGCCCGTTGCAGTCGATAAAGGTATGTTGAGACACTAGTAAGACCCTTCGTAGTTCCTAGGGTAGGACCTTATACCGACATCTCACTTACCGCGTGCTATTTACGCAGAAAGATTAGCGTTTTTCTCGAGCTCCAACATACCTACCTCGTAGCCGCAACCTGCGTATCCCGCGATGTCAATCCAGGTATCTGCCTGAAATCCAGACTTGTTTGCATAACGTGCAACCTTTAACCCGACCATCATCATTGCGACATCTTCATTTGATATCTCAACGCCGAGGATCATTGACCATATCTTTGAGATACGTGCAAAGTTTTCCTCAGGACCACCGTACTGCGCGTCCCTGTCGCCGGAGATGATCTTTGCTGCCTCGCGTAAAGCTTCCACGCGATACTTAGGAAGTTGACCTTCTGTCTCTGTCATTATTAGTCTCTTTCAATCTTCGTGCGGATAGTTACGTATGCAATCATGTCGTTTGATTCATCTTCCTTTGCATTTAATTCTGCATCATGAGGAAGATCTGCGTTAGGGTCGTTGATAAACCCTTGCCAGCTTTTCTTTGCGTTTGCAAGAATCTCGTCAATATTCTTGCCGCGTACTACTAGCTCAATGTTAGATCGCATTATCGGACTCGCTTCTGTAGTTGATGAGGTGAATAGTGTGCTCCGTCAAGCAAAGGCTCCTTGCCGTCTGTTGATCTAAAGATCACATCTCCGTAGCGAACTGCAACAACCTTGCCGCGTCGTCCGTTATGCATAGCTCCAGTAGATCCGTCATAGGCATCAGCCTTAACGCGTACCTCGTCTGCAACTAAGATAGCTCCAGGCTGTGCGTCAACCCATACCTCGTCTTTTTGCTCTGGCAAAACAGAGTGACCCATAGCAAGAGGTCCAAATAGCGCGATAACTTCTTTTTGCTGTGGAACAGATAAGGTAAGTTTTTCCCATTCAGCAAGTAGCGCAAGTAGAGCCTTTCCGGTTCCAACCTTTACCTTTGCTTCCTGCATCTGTTCTCTAATCCATTGCTCGTTAATTTCAGGCATCGTGTCCGTCCTCCTTAGGTAAACATTTAGCACACATATCCGGCGTTGCACCACGTCCTACGTCATCAATTGCGCGTTGACATAGAGTACACTTTACTCCAATGTCCTTAACCTTGTATCCGGCTAGTTGACGTTGCTTGTTACGCTCCATCTTTTCAAGATAGAACTTGTCTAGCATCTCGTCTGTTCCACCAGCCGCAACGATAATGTTTGCAACAAAGTGCAAAACGTCTACCGCTTCCTTAACAATTTCCTCGCGATCAGCGTAAGGAGCATCGTGCTGCCACGGCTTCCACGAGATAGCCTGACGCATCTCTGCTAGTTCGTCGTCAATTGCAAGCATATTCCAGCGCATGTACTCAATGAGCTTACGGATATTTTGAGGCTTATCGCCTTCAAATTCTTCATAGTTAATAAAGTACACGTCTTTTTGCAGCTCGCGCGTACGCTTTAACCAGTTATTGAACAAGATGGACATTAGTTTGCTCTTTTCTCGTGAATAGATCTAGTGCTTGTGATAAGTTAACTGCCGCGTCTCTGCGTGTAGGTACGTTTTCAATATACGAATCACGTTGATCTTTAGCGAGTTGCGTACGTTCTTCCTGCGTCATACCTTCAATGCTTGACGCAAGATGCGCCCATGATGAGCCAATAAGCTGGCTTTCCTTCCAGTCGGTTGCAATAGGAGTCAAATCATTCATGCATTGAATGTATCTATAACTCCACCACGTGCTAGAAGAATAAGGAGGAATAAGAGCGCCAAGACCAGAAGAGATCTGCGCGGATACCTGCGCGTCTGTCCATGCCTTATTCCATTTCATAGGTACTGTCGGATATGAAAGAGTTGCGGTAGTAGACTTAACCCATTTGGTCGAGTAATTTTCTACAACCCATTTTTCACGACGCTCTGTCTCAATTATGTCCTGTGTAGAAATTAAGTACGCGTCTACGTTAATTCCGACAAGTAAGTCTGCCGCGCCCTCTGGTAGATAGTCTGCAACGTGCTTTACGCTATCAGTCCACGGCAACGCTGGATACAAGGTAGTTGGCCATTTCTTATTTAGAAGATCATCTACGACGTCTATAAGGTTTTGAAGCATGTTTGGCTGTGTAGCCGAGCTAAATCCTCTGCGGTACGCATAGAAAGGCTTGGTGAGGTTGTCAGGCGTCTTAACCATTGCGCGTAGGCTTGCTGTAATTTTTGCAGGCTCAGGTGCGTCAATAAATAGATGTAGCTTTGGTGAATTAAGTAACACATCCATGACGCTTAACGCTCCGTACACGTGATTAGCACTGAGACTTGTCAACGGGCTAATTCCAACAAGAACGGAATCATATTGTTCAAGATCTTTTAAGTTCCAGGATACCTCAGGGTTTGCCTGAATAACCTCGTGTCCTTGCTGTTCAAGTACGAGTTTAATAGCTCCCGCAAAAGATAACGAGCGCAAGTTAGCTTTCTCAGACGAGTGAGATGCACTCATTCCGGTGATAAGAATTTTACTCATGCAAGAGTACCATCTGCCTTTCGTGCAAGACCTTTATCCTCGGCAACCGCACGCTTAATGATACGGTCGCAATGATCTACAAACGCGGAGTATTCCGGTAAGTACGGAGCAAGAGCCGCGCGTTGAGCCATAGCTGTTTCGTGCAACTCTGTGTCTGTCATCTTTTCAACGTCTGTGATCTTTAACTTGTACGCATCACCTAATGGATCACCTTCGCCTTTATCGGTAACAAGGATAGATCCAACGTGCGCTGCATATAGGAAACGACTACGCCACCAACCTGAACCTGCGTGTGGATATGGTGGAGAAAGAATTCCCCAGTGATGATTGTAGAATTCTAAAACGTCCTGCTCTGTATCAAATCTTTGTCCGCCAAGCTTCTTAATAAGCTTACGACTTCCAACAATCTCGACTGGCCAGTCTGGATTTTTCTTTTCTAGCCAGGTATCATGTGGCATAAGAGCTCCAAGCACCCAAGCCTTTTTCTTGTGCTCTGGTGGGAGCGCGGTTATTGGCTGAAGTGTTGGCATGACAGTTGATGTTGGGTCAAGAGCTTCAATAGGTCCTACCTCATCAGGCATGCGCTTACGCACGATAGCTCTGTCACCAAAAGAGTACATAGGACACACTGGAACCATACCTGCAGTCCAACGATCTGCTAAAAGATCACGCGCTGCTTCAACAAGACGTTTTTCATAAGGCTGAACGTTTTCATCTGTATCCATCATGTAGTAGCGTTCGATATAACACTTCTTAGCAGCCGCTGGGTTCAATTCTCTGACACGCTCAAGCGCTGCCTCAATATCTGCACGACTAAAGTATGTTGCGCCCTCTTCACCGCGATGTTCAGTTCCTACAAGTAGATGCTTGTATAGCATTGCAGGTTTGCGAATTAGCGCACGTGCTCCGTTGAATACAGTGTTAAACTGCCAATCATCAAAGAATCCTACGCAAGGAATGCCTGAGGACAAAGCGTAAAGTGCACCCATCGCACCTTGACGACCATTTAATGAATTAAGTGGGGCAAGATTGATCCATAGAACGTCATAGCCAGAAAGATCTTCGCCTGGAGTAATTTTACGCCAGTCAACATCATGTCCAGCTTCGCGCAACGCCTTTGCGATAGACGCAGGTACGTCAATCTTTTGTATTGTACGTTTTTCCGTGTTGATTTGCAACGCGGTAAAACCACTCATCAATACCTTCATGCCCACTACCTTTCTAAGTAGATTTGGAATATCATCTATTCACTATACTAGGAATAGATGATAAACCAGACTTACTTAGTCGATTAGAACGGGGCTGCCGGTGGAGCTGCAGGAGTTTCTGCTACTGGCGCTGCTGCAGGCGCAGGCGCTGGTGCAGGAGCTGGTGCTGGAGCAGGTGCAGGTGTTGCCGCTGCTGCCACTGGAGCAGCCGTGCCTGTTGCAACGTAGTACATCTTGATTTCGTTCTTCTTTTGACCCTGCCATGTGCGAGAGCCAACCTGTGCACGAAATGCGCGTCCCTTAGCAGCCTGCTCGATTGCAGCGTTAGAAGGACTTGTTGCAAAGAACTCGCGGCCTAAACCGAGAGCTGCCATCTTGCGGAAAAACATACCAAGAGCAGCAGGTGACTCTGGAGTAACAACTAAGTTATCCCAGACAAGACGCTTATTGTGCGCGCCTCCCTGGACCTGTGCTTTAAGCGAGAACATAGTCTTGCCCGATTGTGAAACCTTTGCAACGATTTCTTGAACTACGAGATCGTAGTCACCGTCTGGTAGTGGTTCGTAACTGCCTACATCTCCGGCGTCTTTTACAAGATCGCCCCAATTGAGTGAACTCATCTGGTTTATTCTCCTGACTTAGTTGTTGGTGGTGTTACTGCTGGTGTAGTTGGACCGAAGATCATGTCTAGCATGCGCTCGATACCAAGGTTTTCTTGTTCAACGATCTTTCCAAGTCGACCTTGTACTCGCTCGCCTGCTTCGTATTCGTCTGTGCGTTCTACGTACATACGACGTGCCTTAAACGGTGATTGCAGTGGATCTGGATTTGGAAAAGTTTCCACTGTAATTGCGCCAAGGATGTCATAGAAGTATGGTGCTTGAATTGCAAGCTGACCCTGTAGGTACGGACGTGAACGTCCGTCTGCTCCAGGACGCGCCATAGCAGTCAATACAACAGCTTCTAATGGCTGTGTAGGGTGCATTGTTAAGTCACGTAGGTCACGCAATAGCGCACCCATGTGACGAAGCAACTCGCCCCATTGTTGCATCTTCATTTGTTCAGTACCTGCGATTGAGTCCATGCACTTCACTTGAAGTTCAGAGATGGAATCAATGATAAGCGACTTGAATTGATGCTTTCCAGTTTGTAACCACTGGAATGTTTTGAGAACAACATCGTAGTCGCGAACGTTAACGACTACCGTGTCCCAGGTGCCATCGGCAACTGGAGGCTCTTCTCTAATAGGGTCCCAGTACTTAACGGTGATAGGTAGGAATCGATGCCCACCCTCAACGTCAAGCATGAGACGTGGATATGGTGCGGTCACCGCGAAGGTTGATTTACCAACCTTTGATTCGCCGTAAACCATGATAGTCAACGAACGTTGTACGTCAGACATCACTGTTTCCTTTCATCTCTTTGTGTTTGTTTAACATTATTAAGCGTTACCCT